ATTTCCATTTAATCATAAAATATTATTCTCTACAAAATGTAAAAATTCATCATAAGATTTAATCAATTCATACCCACCATTTTTAAACATTGGAAAACCATTATCAAACCCGTATTTTTTGGAAATTTGTTTTTTAATTTTTTTCTTTTTAGTAAACAAAAAATTGATAGAATTTACAAAATCAAATTCATAATTTTTATCTTCAGATTTCCATTTAATCATTTTTGTTTTCCATATTCTAAACAATATAAAAATTCATCTACATTTGTTACTTTTAAATCTCCAATCCAATATATTCCTGGCTGAATTTGGATGTTTTCAATGAAATTTTCTAAGTCCATATAACTTTCAAAATCTTGTTGTGATTGTATAAGTCCACCGACTGTCTTATATAATTTCCACTTAATCATACAAAAAATACCTTGTCAAAAATTGAATTGGTAAAAAACTGTTCAAGTTCTTCATATAAGAATTTATCTTTATTCAAATATAAACAAACATCATTGATATCCCATTTTGCTTTTGAAGGAAGATTGTACTCCTTCATAAACTTTTTCCAATTGAAAACATATTCGCCTCTTGTCAAAAGTTCTATTGTTTTCTTTTTTGTGTCTTTTGTTTCGGCGTCGTAATCAATCAAAAATCTTTTATGTGGAAAATCTTTTAGTCTAACATCATCAATCTTTACACCAGTCACGGCTATAGAATTTTCTACAAAAATAGAATCAATCGGGCCTTCAAGTACGACTACTGGTTTATTTTTATCAACCGAATAATAATTGTAAATACTAATATGTTCTCCTGCTCTTGACAGATATTTGGGTGTTAAGCCGTCTTTAAGAGCTCGGCCTTGATAATAATAAATCTTGTCTTCTTTATCAAAAAAAGGAATAATTAGTCTATCGTGATACATTCCTCCTGTGGATACGAACCATTTCTCCCAAACTTCTTCAGGTATCTTTCTATCAATACAAACTCTCATTGCTTTTGCAAATAATGGAGTTATTCCTTTTTTAATAGGAATAAAAAACTTTGTATGATCTTTTTCTGGGCTTCTCTTCTTTATCTTTGGATTAGATATTTTAGGCAAAGCTTTTTGTTTTTTGTCGCCGTTACTTCTTAATATTTCTCTGTAATAATCTTTGTAATATGCTGGGAAGAACTCTTTCATCCAAGAAAGAACAGTCATTTTTGCAAAACAATTGTGGCAAAAATACATATACGGTTGTTTCTTTTTTAAAATATATCCTCTTCTTTTAGACTTATTTTTTTGAGAATCTCCACACACATTACAACGAAATTGATAATAGTCATAACCTTCCGTAACATTTCCAAGAGTGCTCAAGATTAAACGCAATTGCCTTTCAAGAGCAATATCAGCTCCAGCAATTTCATCAAAATTCATAATAATTCTCCAAAAAAAGAAGGGGAGTATAGACTCCCCAATCTTTCAAAATTAACCTAACTTCATAAACTTATTCTTCTTCTGTTTGCAAATCCTTGAAAAACTCATCATCACCACCAGCAAAGACTTCCTCTTCAGCTACCTTCGCAGGAGTTTCGCTTGGTGTAGTTGTTCTTGGTTCACTTGGAGTTCTTGTTTGGGTCTGGTTCTGAGGTGCTGGACCAGATACTCCTATAACACGGTTGAACTTGCTTTCAAGTTCTTCATAAGGCTTGAAGTTTTCTTCTGAAACAAACTCTGCCAGCCCATAAAGAGAATTATCTAGTTTTTCAATCTCTTCATCAGTTCCGACTGGAGAAGGATTATCAAAACGACAATCATCATAGTTAGGCATTTCAACTGCTCCAACTTTAACTTTTTTCATAAGGAGCTTGAAATCAGCACCCTCATAATAGTCAAAAATCATCACAGGCTCTTCAATAGAATCCTCACCTGGCTGGAGCTTACCCATAATCTTGTCGTGAACCTTCTTTCCGTACTTGTAAAGGAAAACCTTTCCTTGATTTTCAGGATTAGCAGGGTCTTTGATAACAAGAATATTGGAATAGTAGCTCTGCTTTCTCTTACGACTTCTAGCCAAGTCTGGTTCGGAATCCCAGATAGCCGAGTTAGCTTTACAAACAGGACATTCTTTCTTCAAAGTAGTTGGGCAATTTTCAATGTAATATCCACCGGGACCCTTTACTGAATGACCAAAAACGCTAACGAAAGGAATATCGGTGTCTTTTGATGGAAGGAAACGGATTATTGCCTGAGCTGTTCCGTTTTCGTTGAACTGAGGATAATAGACTCTTTCATCTTTGAAAGAATTTTTATTACCACCTGACTTTGATTGGTCCCTGATCTTGTCCATTGTTTTTGACCAGTCGATTTTAAACTTCTTCTTGGTTGGCATGTAGCTTTCCTCCTTTTAAGGTGTCTTTTATTTTTTTAGCAATCTTGACGAATTGCTCATATTCTTTACTATTAATTATATCATCTTTCTGTTCGTTTGTCAAGAACTTTTCAAAATTTCTTATAAAAAATACTGGTGAGATTTTTCCGATTTTTGTCAAGCCGAATGCTATGTTTGTACCATCTTCCTTAATATGAAAATAATCGCTGAGATTTTTGAGCTTAAGTTGTTTATGGACTGCTTTTAGTAAATTTAAATCTTCTTTAAGCCTCTTAGTAGTAAACAATTTCATTATATCGGTAATATGTTTTGGCTTAATACTATACAGTTTAATTTTCTTCTCACCCATCAAATAATGATACATCAAGTAAATTGCAAGTTCTTTCAAAGTATAATATCCATTTTCAATATCGTTATACATTCTTTTTGCGTTTTCAACATAGAACTTGGAAGACTTCTGAAATCTAAAAATATTTGACATTTTATAAATGTCTATATCTTTACCTTTCTTGACAAATTCTTCTGTATTTTTGAGAACCGAAAAGACTAATAAAGTTGAATTCTTCATATCACCCCAAAATTTGACTTAGATTGGTTTTGTCCAAAGGAATATGATATTTTGCTGAAAGTTCTTTTTTTAATTCAAAAGTTGTTTCTCCATCAAACACTGAAAGTATTTTTTTGAATTTTACATAAGACTCTTCAAAGAAAAGTATTATATCACTAATTTCAATTTTTGCTTCAGATTTGGCCCGCCTTATAGTACAATTGAATTTACTTTGTTCTGTTGCGCTAATTTTTTTACCGTCAAAAATATCTTTGAGTTCTTGATGTTCATAACCGTTAACTTTCATCCAAAGAAAAAATTCTTTCTTTAAAATATCATTAACTAGTTCAACTTCATTGGTACGACATTGAACTTTTTCTTTATCAACAGTAGTCACTTTGTTTTTAGCCATTTAGTCTCCTTATTCAAAATCAATCATTTTTTTATACTTATCATTAGTATCTTTGTTTAGGATACCTTTGACTATTTCAGCAGTCTCATCAACGTTCTTTTGTTTTTCTTTACCGCTCTGAGGTATTGCTCCAACATTACTTCCTTTTGGACTATCTTTTGAAATTGATTTATTTGTATCATTCAAACTACTTTCTTCGTCTTCGGTAACACGCATCTTGTAATAATCAACATTGACTGAAATTTTCTTCTTGTTCAATCCATATCTGTTCTTTAAAATAATCCAAGAGTACTTTCCAATCTTCCTCATATCCTCAGATTGAGTTACGCCAATGATAACATCTGCTGTGGCGGCTGTACCGATAGAGTCGGAGATATCCGTCAAATCAATTTCAGAGTCACCGAACCCACCACGGTTGGTTTGAACAGCAGAAACAATTGGAAGACACAATTCAACTGCAAGCGCACGAATTTCTTCTGAAATTCTTTTGACTTCAAGATATGAATTATCACCTTTATTTTTAGAAACAGGATTCATAATACCAAGGTAATCTATGAAGATTATATCAGGAACGAATTTCTTTCTTACTTTGAGTTCTTTGACCAAATTGCGAATATGATTGGCGCCAATGGCTCTTGGTGGATATTCTTTGATAACCAACTTATGATTTACTTGTTTTCTAATTTTTTCAAACTTTTCGTGAAATTTATTTCTTGTAAGAAGTTTTAAATCTTCTGAATCAATATCAAAAATATTTGACATGACTCTTTCTGAAATCTTTTCTTCCGACATTTCACAAGTTACATAAAGAACATTCTTATTTTTTAGAATACAATCAACACCAATAGAAGTCATAATAAGAGATTTACCAAGATTTGTATTATGACTACTAACATGATTTGTATAATATCTATGATTTTTATGATTGACTGAAATATCAACTACTTTTATTTTTTTATTTGTTTTGAAAATTTTAAATTTTTTGAATCCGTTTTCAGTCAATATTAAATCTATTTCATCGTTCAAATCTTTGGTAAATTTCCAACCACTATCAGTTTCATATAAATGTTTAGCACTTGATAAAATGGATATATCATCTACTTCCAAATTCCAAGCCACCTTAGTACCCTTTTCAATATATTTTGTAATAGGTATCCAACCATCAGGAGAAGTAACTTCGACTACATTATCATTCATAAGATTTTTTACTTCTTTTAAAGATAATGTTTTTTCAATCCATTTTTCCATATAAAAACTCCTTACATTTACCGATAACTAATTCTTTATTTTTTTTATAATCACTTTCCCATATTACCAAAACGTCAAATCCTAATTCTTTAGCTCTTTGTATTTTATACAAATCTTTTTTCCAAATAACTTCAGCAGTTGTTCCCAATTTTTTATTGTAATAATCTTTATTATAAATTTTAGGATTACAATGCCAATAATCTCCATTATATTCAATTATTTTTTTTCTTCTATATAAATCAAATACATAATGTGTTGGTAAATCTTCTCTTTCTAAAACTAGTTGTCTACCGCAATTTAATATTTTAAATAATTCTTTTTCAGCATTTGAAATAGTAACACTTGCTCTATTTTTTGGTATTTTTTTCAAGTTAATTAATTTTTTCTCTTCTTCAGTTTTATTTTGTAAAGTATTTTGCCATTTTTTTGTTATTTTATTTCTGATTTCAATAGCTTCTTCTAAATCACAATTATTTCTTTTTTGTATAGACTCTACCGAATTAGTATTATTTCTTTCTTTAATTTTTTCAATAGCTTGTTTTTCTGTAAATCCTTTATCAATCCAATACCCAATTTGAGTAGATGTACGATTATTACTTTTAAAACTTAAACTATTTTCTATTCCTTTCTTACGATTTTGTTTTATTTCTTTAATTTTTTCAATAGCTTGTTTTTCTGTAAATCCTTTATCAATCCAATATTTTTCATAAAAATGATTAAATTTAGCTTCTCTATTAGTTTCTCTATATGATTTCAATTGTGCGCTTGATAAAGTTTGTAAATATTCATTATATAATTTTAATCCAATAGCATCACCATAAAAGTTCAAATAAGTTTGTAAATCGTGTTTAATTTTATTTGAATTATTTGATGTAATATAATTTTCAATTAATTTTTCAACATCCCCACAACAAAAATTAAAAACTTTAGATATATGATTTAACACATTAACTTTTTTCATTTCATTTGGATATTTATTTTGTAATGAATTCAAAATATTTTTCTGCTTTTCTTTAATACTTTTAAACATTTTTCTTTCCCATATTTTCATTTCAATACCTCCTTTATAAGTATTTATATATTTCAGTGACTAAAATGGGAAAGTTTTGTTATTTTCTTTTATATCTTATAGTAACCATAGTATTTTCATCTACACATTCTGCCATAAACAATGTCAAAGTCTTTTCGTGGAAACCGCCTTCTATTGCTTTATTCAAAACACTAAAGCTGGTCGGAATGACTCTATATTTATTATGAAGATGTTCGTAAAGTCTTTCTTCATCTTCAAGAAAATCCAATCCAATCGCTGTGTCAAAAC